GTTTGCATATTTTCTATATTAGCCTGGAACCATTTTTTAGACTCTTTAGTCCGTGCCGTAATACCAGACCGAAATGCATTTGCTTGTAGTGTATCGAATAGTGAAGCCATATAACTATTTATATCAACTCTTCAGTAGTTTTATGCCTAAATTCTTTAATGTGTCTTCTGTCCATACCTGAAACTTCCAACCTTTGTGTTTAGCGTATTGATCAGCCGCGGTCCACTTAGATGTGTTCTTAGCGTATGTCATCACTTCACGAATATACCTTTTGGTTTTACGTGACGATTCCTTAGGGGCAACTGTTTCCTTTTTCGGTTTAATCTCTACAAGTATAATATCCCTATTGTCAAACTCTACAAGAAGATCAACAAAGTAGCGATGTAGTTTACCATCGGTCTTACACTTATAAGGTACGACGATCTCTTCGCTATTCCATCGTTTAACTCGTGGATTGTTTTCACACCATTTAAATGCTTGCCTTTCCCATAAAGAACGATATGTTACCTTGGTTGGGTCTCCAAGATACTTCTTTGTATTCTTAATTTGGTATTTTCCCTTATAAGCCATAAATTACCTTTCCATTCATTATAAATAAAGTTATATTAAATAGTTATTTATAAGAGGAAAATATGTCATCCATAATAGCATTTCCAGATTCTCTTCGGTCTAGTATTAAGAAGAACAGTGGTAATCATTTATCGTTTGAGATAAAGGACGGAATGGACCCTAAGCAGAATACTAAGATTCATCTGTATATACCTTCAGGTTTTTCATTGGGTGATGGTGCTAATTTTAGTAATGTTGACCTAGGGGTTATCAGTGGCCTTGAGCGATTAAATAATGCTCGGAAAAATGCAGCTGAAGGAGCAAGTCAAGCAGATGTAGTCGCGACTATGGGTGAAGGGCAAGCTATCGGTGCTGCCTTAATGAAAGCTTTATCTATTGGTAATCAGTTTAACGCAGGTCAAGCAGCACAGATTAAAACCGGTGTTACGTTAAATCCTGCTACGACACTTGCCTACGATGGATCGGCTCTTAGACAATTTGAATTAAATTTTAGACTTATAGCCGAAAGTGCTAAAGAAGCTGAAACAATTAGACTAATAGAACACACATTCCGTAAAGCAATGTATGCTAAACTAGAAGGATCTATCGCATTAAAGTATCCACCGCTATTTAAAATTAAATTTATGAAAGGAAAAGAACCTAATAAATTTTTACCTTTCTTATATGATTCATACCTAACAGGTCTTAATGCAACCTATAATAGTGATAGCAACATGTACCATGCCGACGGCGCGCCGACCGATGTTACCCTTTCATTGTCATTCCAAGAGCAGAAGCAGCTTACACAAGACGATTTATACCATGATAAAGGTGGTGCGGGTGACGAAGAAGAAACTGGTTCTGAGGGTCAACAGAACTTTGACTCTGACGAAACTAAGTAAGGATTAATTTATGAGCTTTTTTAAACAATTTCCAACTTTAAATTATGATCTGAATAAAGATGGTTCTATTACAAAGATCGTAAACATATTTAGATCTGTACGTCCGGTCCAAACTTTCATCGATGACCCATCCTTATATAGGTTGTATGAAATTAAAAATGGCGAACGGCCTGATATTGTATCACAAAGATTATACGGCACACCTGAATATTATTGGACATTCTTTGTGGTTAATCAGTTTTTGCATGATGGATATAAAGTATGGCCTATGAGTCAAGAAGCTATAAATAAGTTTTTAGATAAAGAATATAATGGTTATGCCATTGTGACTAATCCTAGAGTTGAGGATGGATTGTCTAATTCTATTGCTGGTAAATTTAGATTAGGTGAAACTATTGTTGGTGGAAACTCTGGTGCTAGTGGAAAATTAACTAAAAAGATTATAGACTTAAATCAACTAGTTATTCAAGACGTTACTAATGGCCCATACTTAGGTGATGGTCAATTCAATAACAATAATGCTGAAATTATTGTAGGCCAAACTTCTACCGATTCCGTAGCTACCTTTAATGTTTATCCTTACAGAGAAGCTCCTCATCATTATTATATTTTAGACGAAGAAGGTAACGAAAGGGAATATGCATCTCGGCTGTTTATAGATGATATTCACGCGGAACCTACTAACGTGATAAAGTATGTATCTAATCAAGAATATGTTTATAGCCAAAATGATGAGAGATCAAAAATTAGAGTTATTAATCCAAAACAAATCGGTCAATTTGTAGAAAAATTTAAGAGATTGATTAATGAGTAATACTACGTATAACAGAGTTGGCTTTGCTAATATAGCTTCTACCCCTACTAGCTATAATGTAGAGTATTTAAAAATTGTTAGTAATAGTAAAGAGCACACAGGAGATGGTGACAAGAAGTCTTATGATATTACAGCCAATTTGGCGTATTTTAGTATATCCGAATCAATTTCTGGCAATCTAATTGTCGATCTTTCTATAGGTGATAGTGGTAATTTTGTTGAGTATATTAACCTACAAGGTAACGAGAAGCTCGAACTGAAGGTTAGTAGAAACGAAGGTGGAACAGATTCAACAGATGCTAAGGGGTTTATGCTAGATTTAAGAATACAAGAGATATTAAATTATCAAAGACCAAAACCTGGCTTAGCTACATTTAATATTACAGCAGTAAGCGAATTTGTATATCTAGGCGATTTCATGAAATTAAAAATTCCCTTTTATGGTTCTCCTACAGAATTAATTAGTAAAATAAGTACTAATGTTTTAAAAATAGAAAATGGCGAATATAGTGACTCTAGTAAAAACATTATTGAAGGAATATACCCTAACATTAAGCCAATGGACGCTATTTACTGGCTAATGTCTCATGCTTTTGATGCCGGCACTCCTCACTTTTATTATCAAACCTTAGCTGAGGATGGTAAGGTACACCTAAAATCATATAAGCAATTAACCGATTTAGACGAATATGAAGTTTCGTATACATATTCACCCTTTGTTGGGCAAGGTATATCATTAGAAACTAAAGAAGGTTACCTGGCTGAGAAGTCAATGATTAGGCGGATACAATCAGACTATAATCAAAGCAAGCTTGCTGACGGCATTAACGGGGCTTATGTCAGTACGTTGCATACACTTGATATAGCAAATAAGTCGTATAAAAAATCGGTATATCAGTATAATGTTGATAAAATGACAAAGCTAAACGATTACCAACCATTTTCTAAATCAGAAAATTCTAAAATAGATGATAAATTTTTAGATGAATTCCTAGATAGCAAATCGTATTATATGTCAACTAACAGTCAGTCGTTTTTTAATTCGAGCAATTATTCTTCTCCAATTATATCAGACTTACAAAAGGCTACGTCACATTTAGAAAATCTAAATTATCAAAGCCATAAAATACAAGTTGCTGGGGATTTTGATTTATCGGTGGGTAAAAAAATAAGAGTAGATATTTTAAAAACTGGCTTTAAAGAAGTTAACAGTACAGAACTTGATTCTTTACAATCAGGGGTTTTTATTATTACACATATAGATCATATATTTAATCAAGGTTTTTTTCAAGAATTAACAATACAAAGAGATTCAAGTGAGGTGGATTTAGATGCAACAAGCTGATCAATTTATAGGCGGAGAATTTGCGTGGTTTACGGGAGTGGTAGAAGACCGAAATGATCCACTAGAAATGAACAGGGTGCGAGTGCGATGCTTTGGTTATCACAGTGAAATAAAAGCTGAAATACCGGTTGAAAAGCTTCCGTGGGCTAGTGTTATGATGCCTACGACGTCTTCAGGTACTTCAGGTATAGGTGATACACCTCATGGCCTAATGGAAGGTTCATGGGTAGTTGGATTCTTTAGAGATGGACCATCAGCACAAGACCCTATTATTATGGGATCAGTTGCTGCTAAAAATAGTCCTAGGAATAAGGATTTAGGTTTTACTGGTGAAGAATATCCACGTGCAGAATATCAAAATAAGTCTGATATTAATAAAGCTGCTAGGGAAACTACACATATAAATTCTAAGCAATTAGATAAAAGAAAGACCCAAGCAGGTGAAGAAAGACCAAATGTACAAACTGCTAGGCCAGCTGATGTTAAAAACGTAGCCGTATCTAAAGCAGCCGCATACTATGAAGAAAATACATGGCAAGAAAGACCACCAATGTCAACAAGAGATTTAGAAACTGGCGAAGACGACTTACACATTCCTGAGTATCCATATAATAAGGTGAATGAATCAGAAGGTGGTCATTTAACAGAAATTGACGATACACCAGGTTTTAAACGAACTCATAGAATGCATGCCTCTGGAACATATGAAGAAATTTATAATAATGGAACGCGTCAGGTAAAGGTTATTGGTGAAGATTATGAAATTATTATTAGCAATAAAAATATTCATATAAAGGGTAACTGTAATATGACGGTTGAAGGCGATCTTCGTCAAATGGTATATGGCAATTATCATTTACAAGTAGAGAAAGATATGACTATGAATGTTAAAGGTTCTCTACAAACTAAGATAGGCGGTAATCAAGAAACTGAAGTCGTCCGTAGCAGATCAACACATGTTACTGGTAATGACAACCTCACAGTAGTACAAGATATTACAGAAACAATAGTACAAGATAAATTCAGTTTTGTTGATGGAAAAAGAATAGAAACGATAGGTAAAAATATGTCGTTATCAGTTTTTGGAACAGAAG